TTTCATCATCAAGATGTTCTGGTTCTCGGTGATGGGGTCTTCAGGCTTCTGGTCTTCTGGCAACTTCACCAACTGCTGGGCATTCTTAATACCCAACACGTCTAACATCTGACGATGTAGTTTTGGTAAGTTATAAATCTGTGGTGCACCTTGAGCTAACTGTAGTACCGCTTGGTATTGCGTGATCTTTTGCGCCATAGTCGCAGCGTTTGGATCGGATACTGGAATGACGTCAATGTTGTCATAGTCAGACTTCTTTGCTCTTGGCGAACCTTCTACTGGCTCATAGGTATAAGTATCTGGAGTGTAATCACGAATGATGTCACGAAGTAACTTGAGCTCCTCTTTAAATGAGTAGTGGATGCGGGCTTGTACAGCGGACATTACTTTTAATGTACGCTCCAGAATTGCTAGGGTTGTGCCAACCGGTGCTTGCGCACTCATGTCAGATACTTGTAAGTCAGCTGCGTTAGCAAAACGTCGGCCTTCTTCGATGATCTTATCCATGAGACCTGCCAGAACCATACTTGGTTCTTTATATGGCAAAGTCATCAAGTTATCTTTAATTGTTCCACTAGGTACATCAACGTCACGGAACTCTCCAGGACTTATGGGAGTGTCGTCACCTTTAACACGCAATCCACGGGTCTTAAAGCCACCTGGCAAGTTTGCCAATGATCCGGCATCAACGAGTTGGCGGAGGATACTAGTACCTGATTTAGCAAAAGCCCCGATGAGGTGAATAAGACCAAAGCAATAGAAACCAAAACCGGGAATATAACCATAATGCACAAAATGCGAACGCTTTTTATGATGCTCATCTTCGGGCCTCCAATTGCGACGGATCGCAAGAACCGTGCTGTTAGCTTTATCAACGGTTACTATATACGGTAGCGCTATACCGGTTTTTTCTCCGTCTTCTTCATCTTCATAACCAGGAAGATCAAGGTCAACTTGCATTTCAAGAATCTTATAGCGATCATCTGTAGTAGCTCTAAAGCCCATCTTCTCAGCGATCTTTTTCTCAACATCGTCAAACGAGTCAACAGGTTCTGGCAACTCTATATCACGCCAAAATCCTGCATATTGCAGCTTCTTAACCTCGTTTGGGGTCTTACGCATAATGTGCGTAACCCGTGGGGAACTAGCTAAATCAGTAGCACCATAAGGAACAACTAAGTCCTCTGCAGGTACAAACATAGATACCTGACGCCCAATACTTGGATCGTAGTACACCTTCTTAAACGCATTACCTGATAAACCCAACCCCCAGAGCATGCGCTCATGCTCAGGTCGGAATTCCTGCATTACATCTGTTAGCTGGTAGTTCATATCATCACGAACTCGCTCAGCTGCATCTTTCTTTTCTTGTGTTTCTTTACCAATAATAGTTGTCTTTACCGGACCTGCTGCAGGAAACGTCTCCATGATGGTCTCTGCCTGGAATCGTACCAAGGCTTCAGATAGAAGTGGGTGGTATACACCACAAGCGCCTTCCCAAGGTTCTGTGCGCTCTTCAATTTTCATACCTAATAGTTGAATACCATCAACATAGGTCTGCATCCAGTCTTTACGTGAACTGACATCTTCATCAAAGTCACCAATTAAATCACCAGCTAGAGACTGTAGCTCGTCTTCGCTCATGTACTCTGCTAGGTTGGCATCAAAGTCTTTATCACTAGGCTCTGCTTCTTCAATGCGCAGGATGGGCACGCCATCAATACCAATTTCTACTGACTCGGGGTCCTCAATCTCAATTTCAAGCTCTGGTCCTTCTTCCATCATTGGAAGTGCGCCTAACCCTAACGGGGCTTGTGATAACGATTTATCTATTGCCATATATTTACCTATACGTTGTAGTAGCCTTTATGCCTACGTGACTTAAACTGTTTTGGCTCGTCTTCATAATCAGATTCTAGCGATACAAAGCCGCCACGTCTATATCGCAACAGGGCTTGAGTCATTGAGTCTACTAAGTCGTCATGTTCTCCACTAGGAAAAGATGCGGTCTCTTCAACTAACTCATCCGCCCAATGCGTATTTGGAACCCATACTCTCCCAGATGCAAATATATCAGCAACTGCGTTCAAACGGGCAATTTTATCACTTCCCTTACTTGGCACATATTCCTGGACAGGTATGCCCATAGCTCGTAACTCGAACACTAGCGGGGCTCCGGAGGCTTTTGCCTCAACGATAAGAGCATCAGGTTCCCACTCTTTGTAGTGTTCCATAGCTTTTTGTTTTAGTTCTGGGAACTCCATCCGTTCCTTAAATGCATCTAACAAAATAATATTAGGCACATCAAGTCCTCTGGAGTTAGCCTGATAGAACACTCCCCAAGTAGTACAGGCGCAGTAGTCTGATCGCTGAGTCTTTAGGAAGGCTGTATCCCATGACTGGATCATAAACTCACACTGAGGTGGGTCATCATGCTCCCAAAGTTGCCACCACTCCCGCTTAATAATAGCGCTGACATCTGAGGTCGGCGCCTGCATGTATTGCGCCTGCCACTTAGCGTTTGGTAGTTCCTGCTTTAACGCTGTTAACTCTTCCAAGCTCCAAAAGCCTGGCCACAGAGGCTCATCATCAGGCAATATGGCAGGAAATTCAATGACTTCCCACTCTTCTCCCGAGCGTTGTTGCGCTGCCTTTACTACCTGAGCAGTCAAATCTTTCTTACTCCACCGGGTCATCACTATGATGATGGAACCACCTGGCTGTAAACGCTGCCTTGGGCCCGACGTATACCACTCGTACGTCTTGTCGTACACCTCTGGGTTATTCTCAGCTAAAGTTGCCTCTTGTTCTGAGTGTGGATCGTCAATAATGAGGATATCAGCGCCCTTACCAGTAACCGCTCCGCCAACACCGATTGCAAAGTAATCTCCACCCTTATTAGTTGCCCAACGACCTGCCGCCTTTGAATCTGCTTGAAGACCGACTCCTGGAAATATTGACTTGTATACGTCTGAGTCGACCAAATTACGGACTTTTCGTCCGAAGCCCACAGCAAGCTCAGCGGTATGGGAGGTTTGAATAACTTTCTTCTCAGGAAATTTACCCAAAAACCAAGCAGGAAGGAGGTAACTAGCAAATTCAGATTTCGTATGCCTAGGTGGCATATTAATAATAAGTCGCTTGCATTCTCCCTTGGCGACTCGCTCAAACGCTGATGCCATTTCATCGTGATGTGCTCCTTCTATAAAGCTAGGCCAGACTTTTTTGACAAAATCCATGAATTTTTCTTGGGCATTGTCTTTTTCTTCGTTTACTACAGTGGTATCTAGGCTTTTTAACCACGTTCTGAGCTCTGCTTCGCTCATTTTGTCTAAATTTTGGTCTAGCGTCTGCAACTCCTCTACAGACAGCTGTATTTTTGGCTTGTTTTTTAGGTTTTGGGCAGTTTGTAGGCTCATTTAACCTCTTTTGCCTCAGCATCTACGACTTCTGTTTTGTTTGTAAGCTGGCTTAGCCGGGTTTCTGTCTTGCCTTTGTTGTCAATCTTCTGCATTTGCATCAATTGGGCAATACGTTCTTTAATTGCAACTTTTAGCTCGTCACTAGTCTTATGTGTAATGGTAATTTCTGAGCGTTCTGTGAACAAATCCGATGCTTTTCCTAGCAATTCCAAGGCTTTGAGGGCAGTTTTGTTATCTTCGTCTTGGCTAATCTCCATTAGACGATTAACTACGACTGTTCTAACCTGGATCTTATCCGCAACAATTTGCTTTTCATACTCATTTAAGTACCCGCCGATCTTTAGCGCAACGCCTACGTTCTTTAGTGCCTTTTCTTCTGGAGTAGGATCACTGTTTTTACTCTCAGCAGGCTTTAGCTTGGCAATCATTTCTTTTGCCTTAGCATCTTCTTCAGGGGTTAGGGTTTCTTCAATACCAAGCTCTCTTAAAAGCATGGCAGTGTTACCAGCGATTTTTAACCGATCTTCATACGTCTTGCCATTTTGTGGTTGGGCTAAGAGTGGTATTGGTTTGTCGAGGTTTGGCTCAACAGGTATATGCATACGACCTTGTTTGTGAGGTTACGTTATGCGGAGTGTATCAGCATTTTATTAACTATGTAAAGGTGGGGGCAGTGGCACCAAGTATGTGAAGCTAAAACGCCACCACCCCCGAGTCCACGTGAAGGACTATAAAAATTATATACCCCCCGGGGGTAGGAGTCCCTGGAAAAATGAAGGGGGGCTTATTCCTATAAAACAAGTTTTGTTGCAGTGCAGTAAAAACAGAGGGGG